AGACCCAACGCCCAGCCCACCCAACGCAATAAGTAGTATATTTGCAAAAACAATAAATTATACAGAAACAAAAAAGAGAGAGAGAGAGAGAGAAAAAAAAGAGATGCCGAAAACATAAAACAAATTTCATTACTTAACACGCAAAAAAAAATAACAATGAAATATACAAGAGAAGAGTTATGCAAAAAATACAGAGGCGAGAGAGATGCCTTATACAAAAAACGCATAGGCTACCTAAATAAACAAAAGCGTAAGAATATCAGTAAACGTGCCTATGGCAAGCTAAATACCCAGATTAAGGGTATAGGTACAAAGATAGATAAATATCGCAGCAAACTGTTCAAATGTGGCAAGCGTTGGCAAAAGTTAGTAACCAAGCGAACATCCCTAACACGCAAAAAAAACTTATTAATCAAAAAAATAAGGCAAGTGCCAGTAGGAACGGAACGAAACAAGCTGTACTTGCAGCTAACGGGTATAAATAATGATTTACGGGATATTTATATACTAATGGGGAAGGATATAGTAATAAAGAAGGGCAAGGTAAGCTCTGAAATGGATAGCGAGAGTGGTTTATTTCAAGAGAACATACCTGTATGGAAGTTAAAGGAGGATGTGTTGCCAGCGTTGGATTCTGGGGATTTTAGTTTAGTAATGGTAAATGGGGAGGTTTATGATTTAGAAACTAACTATGTAACTGCTTTGTTTGCAATAGATGAGGCAATAGATTTGGTATTTGCAAGCCAAGCTAGGCGTGAAACAAAGACTCCGATGTGCCAAGTAATTTATGATGAGATAACAAAAACAATAACAATAACTATATGAAAAAGAAAGAACCAATTAAGGCGGCTGCCCCTTCAGTAATCAATGATGCAACAACCCACAGCTCTCAACTGTTGCAACTATTGAAGTCAAAATGCCTGTATATGTACGAAACGGGCAAGCCCTTTGTATTAATTAAGTCTGGTGGCACGTACACCCTAACAAGCAACTATTTCAACTCTAAAGCGATAAATAGGAGTATTTCTTTCAATACAAAGGAGCTGCATTTTATCAAGAAGGCAAAACAGAGTGTTATAAAGAGCAAAATTTCGGATAAATTTATGGTGGAGGATTACCAATCAAAAAAGATAAACTATATCAATGTTAAGCGTTTTGCGGTTGGGGAGGTAATGTCTGACCTTTTGGAGATAGATATAACGACAGCGTATTGGGAAACGGCTTATATGCTTGGTATAATAGATAGTAATATATACAAGGAGGGCTTTAGGGTAAACAAGAAGGTACGGCTGGCGGCTCTTGGTACTTTGGCAAAGAAAACTGATACTTGGGTTTTTGATGGCAAACGGATTAAAACACTGCCTACTGTTCGGAATTATACGGAAAACTTGTGGTTTGCAATATGTAAACGGGTGTCGGATGTTATGGGCAAAGCGGTTAAAATAGCTGGTTCTGACTTTGTTTTTTATTGGGTGGATGGGATTTACATAAAAAACAACAAGGAAACGCTGGGTAAAATAGTGAGTTACTTCAGTTCGTGTGGGTACGAATGTAAAATCAACGCAATTTCGGATATAGTGTTCACAGGCAACGAGTTTGAGGTGCGAGGGGTCAAGGAAGACGATTTACGGGTGTTCACGTACCCCCAAACAAGCAAAAAAAATACAATTCAAAAATATAACGAAAATTTACGGCTTAAAAAATTGGCGGAGGAGCTGTTGCGATAGTTTATAGTCCAGACCATGCAAATAAATAATAATTAAAAATAGTTTCATTGATTATCAACGAGTTACACCATGTTATAAAATAAATGTGCAAAAAGACTTGCTTTTTCATTTTATCCATTATATATTTGTATAAGATTAACGTTTGAGTTTATTTAAAAACCAACGAAATCAACTGGTTCAGAAGATACTGAATATAAACAATAAAACTTGGAAATCATGGAAACTACAAAAACAAGACCTACAACGGAAATCGAAAAAGAAATAATGGAATACCTTAATATTTTAAGAGAATCGGGAGCTACTAATATGTTTGGAGCAACACCATATATAATAGAAGAATTTAATTTGCCACAAAGCGAAGCCACAAGAATACTATCACTCTGGATGAATAACTACAACGGATTAGGTAAATATAACACAGTCAATATTTAAAGTTTAAAAATTAACAAAAACCAAAAACCCCAAAAACCATGAAAACAACAATTGAAGTAACAACAACAACAAAAAACGAGGTAGAAGTTCAACTACCTTACTATTCCGTTGCAGGTTTGCATTTTTATAAAGTGTACGGAAACGAAGCGTGGGATGCAATATGTGTATCTTACCCCTCCGAAAAAGCCTGTAAAATTCAAAACACATTGGCGGAACACGCTTTTAATTATGGAGCAAAAGAGTGTACCAAAGAGGAGTTCGACTTTGCGTACAAAACCGCAATTGACTACATTAACGTATTAAATTATTAAAAATTAACCCTAAAACCCCCAAAAACCATGAAAACAGGAAAAACAATCCAAGAATTAGCATCAGAAATCCAAAGGCAACAAGACTCTAAAAGAGACTTCCTTATTGATGCAAGTAAAATTAACGCATTTGTTAATAGCGATAACTTAGAGTTAGGCTTTCCGATAAAGGATAACGATAGCGAGTTATTTACAGCACCGTTGACAAAAATTGGACACGTTCAGCTCGGACAGTATTGCGATATTCCAAAAAAATATTACGATATGATGTTACCTCATCCTTCGTTACTTGCGACCAACGTGCAACATTGGTTAAAGAACAGCAAAGATAAAAGAATGATACGCACGTTAGATGGAAACGTAAGGGCGGTGTTAAGCGATAAGTACAGAAGGCTTGACAACTTCGATTTAGCTACACAGGTATTGCCGATGCTATTAGAGGCTGGTGCAACAATTGAAAGTTGCGAGATAACCGATAGCCGTTTGTACATTAAAGCAGTTACGCACAAAGTTCAAGCCGAAATAAAAACGGGAGACATCGTAAGTGCTGGTATTATTATCAGTAATTCGGAAACGGGACAAGGGTCTTTAAGTATAAAGCCATTAGTTTACAGACTCGTTTGTAGTAACGGAGCAATTGCAGACGATTATGCAATGAGAAAGTACCACGCTGGACGAGGAATGGAAATGGAACAAATCGAGTTCTCTAACGAAACAGTACGTGCCGAAGATAAGGCTTTTTGGTTAAAGGTACGAGACCTTGTTAAGTTTTCGCTCGATAGCGTTACATTTGAGAAAATTGTCGAGAGTATGCGAGAAAGCACGAAAAAAATTATCGTTGCACCAGAAAAAGCTATTGAACTTATTAGTAAGAAGTATTTGTTTAGAGAAACGGAAACAAGCAGCGTATTAAGCCACCTTATAAAAGGCGGAGATTTAACAAGTTGGGGGCTTGGAAACGCTGTTACACGAATGGCTCAAGATGTACCAAGCTACGACCGTAGCACAGAGTTAGAGTCCGTTGGGTTTCAGATAATGAACCTCGATTGGAATTAACAACTATTAGATAAAATGGCAGAGTATTTAACTCTGCTATTTTATTTTATTTATTAACATTATACAAATATATACTAAATTATTATTACCTTTGCTCTTAATACAATAACATATTTTTTAACCCTAAAACAAAAACAAAATGAACGCACTAGAATTAAAAACCGAAATTGCTAAAATTGAAGGGGAGTTATCTTCAAATGATTTTATCAAAGAAAGACCAGACCTTATAGAGTCTGCAAACAAAAAACTTGAGAAGCTAAAAGCCGATTTGATTGTAGCCGAAAGTCAAGGCTCTGGAACATTGCCAGAAGTTAGGGAAATAGTAAACTCTACAAAGTTAAAGAAGCACCAGAAAATTTACTTATTATCTCAAAGAGGCTTTTCTAACAAGGAAATAGCAACACAAGTTGGTACAAATGCTGGTCACGTTTGGAATGCTTTAAACGATTACAAAAATAACCCAGCAAAGGTAAAAGAGGCTGAAGCTGTAAAACTTTAACGGATAAAAAACACAAAAATAAGTATGGAAATAAATAAAGTATATAACGAGGATTGTTTTAAAATAATAAAAGAAATGCCCGAAAATTACTTGGATTTAGTTATTGTAGACTAGGGGCAGAGCTTGACACTAAGTGGCACTCGTTAGGGCAAAGAAGGCTATACGATTTACAAAACCAACTAACAATATTTTGATATGCTAAATATAACCAACGAGGATAATATGGAGCTAATGAGCCGATATCCAGACCAGTACTTCGACCTTGCAATAGTAGACCCTCCGTATGGTGTTGGGGCTGGCAAAATGACAATGGGCTCTGGCAAGCACAATTTCACAAAAGACAAAGATTGGGATAGTGAAATACCATCGCCAGAATACTTTACGGAGCTATTTCGGGTTTCAAAAAACCAATTAATATGGGGAGGTAATTACTTTCCGCTACCACTAAACAACAACTGGATTATCTGGGATAAGCTAAACCCAAATTTGTCTTTTTCAGAGGCGGAGCTTTGCTGGAGCAGTATTCGAGAAAATATCCGAATTTTCAAACGCTACTCTGCAATGGATGATGACGATGGAAAAAAAAGGCATCCGACCCAAAAGCCTATTAAGTTATACAAATGGTTATTAAGTAGATATGCTAAAGAGGGCGATAAAATACTCGATACACATTTGGGTTCTGGCAGTATAGCGATTGCTTGCCATCAATACAACTTTGATTTAACCGCTTGCGAGCTGGATAAAGATTACTTTGAGGCATCAATGAAGAGAATAAAAAACCACACCGACCAGCAAAAACTTTTCTAATGCTAACAATAATTAATCTATACACGATAAACAAAATATTTACGGAGGATGCCGAAGCAGAAGTATCTCCGTTGGCAAAGATGCTTTATATTAATTGCCTTACGCATTATTTTAAAGACAAAACGCCATCTGTTGCTAATTCGGTAGCTTTTGATATTCTTATTGCTGAAATTAATAGATTCGATAAATTTAAAACACGTTTTGACGAGTTAGATAGGGCTGGTTTGGTAGCAATTACATTTGATAGGGTATCGTTTACAAACGCTTGGGGCAGACATATAGACAGGAGTAAGTTAATTAACGTAAACGTAAACAATTACGTTGGAGGCTTTACTTTTACTTCTCCAGAAGATTTTAAAAAAGAGTTAATAGAAAATAGGGGATTAATTGAGTTAGCAGGCATGAAGCATAAACTGAACGAAAGGCAGGTTGAGTCGCTTGTTATTATTTTTGTAAAAGAACAAACAACCTTACAGAAAAAGTACATAAATTTAGCAGATTGCACAAAGCACTTTATATATTGGATTCCATCAAATCTTGATAAAGCACCAAAAGAAAGCGTTAAGTCAACAAGTAAATTATTAGGAGAAAACTAAAAACATAACAATATGAGTACATATTTAGTAACATTACATACAATTACAGGCGTATTTCACGTCCTACAAATAAAAGCAAATAGCTTTGGAGAGGCTGAAAAACAAGCAAGACTATTTCCAACACTTGCAGCAATAGTTCAAATTTTGCAGTTAAACTAAATAAAACCGATAACAGAACCTAAAAACTAAAAAACTATGCTAAACTTCTTCAAAAGAAAAAAACCTAAATTACAGCCTAAATTAGAGCCTAAATTAGATGCTAAATACATTGTACAAGAACGGCAGATTGATACTTTGAGAGGACAAATAAAGCTATTAGAAGCCAAAATAACGCTTTTAACAAGATTGAACGAGATTAATAGCGAAAAGCCAAAATCTAAAAAACTAACGGTAGGTAGAGATTTAAAAACTGGTAAATTTATTAAAATAAACCAATAAAAACAAATAAGTATGAGCAAAGTAAAGAAGAATAGAATTTTTGATGAATTACATAATGTAAAATTTTATTTAAGCAGATTAAATGATGCCATTATTGATTATGAAGAATATTTAAAAAAAAAGCGAAAAAAACTAACCAATAAAAACAAATAAGTATGTTAAAACAAATAGTTGAGCAATATCCAGATGATGAAATTTTAAAAGCAGATGGATACGATGATTGTATTATAGGCTATGATTACGGCACTGGCGAAAATATTAGACTTATTTACTCTATAAGAAAAATACTTGAAAAACTTATAAATAAGGATAAAATGGAAGAGTTTGATGCCGTAGAATATTTTGAATTTAATATGCGTGGCTCGTACATGGGCGAAAAAACCCCAATATGGTGTCAAGACGATTTTTAATTAATACTAACCAATAAAAACAAATAACATGAAACACTCAATAATTTTTAAAGTTGGTAACAATATAATTTACCAATACGCCCCAGAGCCAAAGCCTTTAGCAGCAAACTCAATATCCCCTGTTGAGTTTAATAGGTCTTTGCCAGAGTGGGAACAGACATCTAAAAGTTATATTATAAAGGAAACAGATATAGCAGGTTTTGGCGATTTAATAACCCCAAATTCGCTTGTTTCTGAAATACAAGTACCTTACGATAATGTTGAGGTTTATGTTGATGGCTTAAAAAATTACGCTAGATTTAGTGGAAACCCAGATAGGTCGCTTGATAGCAGCCGTTCAACAAGCGTTGCACAAAAGCAATTGCCTCCACCACCAGTCGTACCAATAACTCAAGTGCCAAAAGGTATGGTTGTTATTTTTGAAATAGACGAGGTTGGCGAGCCTAAAATGGTTATAGCCAATAACTCTTCATCTTTATTAATTGAGCAAAAACTATTCTTATCTTTTATAATAAAGGCAATAAGGGATGGTTTAGAATTAATTAAAACTGAAAATGGAGGCTGTGAAATAACAATAAAATCTAAATAAATATAGTTATTAACAAATGTATAACAAGAGCATTTATGTTATATATTTGTAACATAAATAAAAACAGCCGAAAATGATAAAAAAACATATCCTTCAAGAAAACATAGATGGCTTAGTTCCTCCCCAGTCAATTGATTTGGAAGAGCTTGTTTTGGGGGCTTGTTTACTTGAAAGCGAAGCCTTTAACGAAGTTGCAGACGTTTTAACTCCAGAGTGTTTTTATTTTGATGCTCACAAGGAAATCTATATTGCAATGCTTGATTTATATAAAAAATCGCATCCAATAGATATGGTTACTGTAACGCAAAAGTTAAAAGCAAACAACAAGTTAGATTTAGTTGGAGGGGGCTATTTTATTAGCTCTTTAACAAACAGGGTGGCATCCACTTCAAACTTACAATATCATTCAAAGTTAATTGTTCAGTTTTTTTTGAAAAGGGAAATGATAAGGCTTAGTAGGGAGAATATTACAGAGTCTTACGACACACATTCGGATATATTCGATTTATACCAAAAGGGTGTTGCTAAACTAGAATCTGCTGTTGGTGGTGTTATTAAATACGAGGTTAGTGATATAGGCAAGGTTCATTCAAAGGTTTTAAATGATAGCTTTGCCGTTGCTATGAATGGCACAAAATCTGGAATACCAACTGGTTACAGGAATTTAGATAATTTTACAAATGGTTGGCAAAAAACAGACCTTGTTATTTTGGCTGGTCGTCCGAGTATGGGTAAAAGTGTTTGTGGATTAGCCTTTGCGCTTAACCCAGCGTTAAGAGATAATATACCAACGGCTATTTTTAGTTTAGAAATGTCGAGCGACCAATTGGTAGGTAGGTGTCAATCAACATTATCTGGCATCAATTCTAGTAAAATTATTAAAAAGCAATTAACTATTGAGGAGTGCCAAATTATTGAGTTAAGGTGTTATGAATTAAAAAGAGCCCCAATATATATAGATGATACGCCAAGTTTGAGCCTTATGGAATTAAAGGGTAAGGCTAGAAAACTTGTACGGGATAAAAAAGTAAGGCTGATTGTTATTGATTATTTACAGCTAATGACTGCTGAATCCTCAAAAAGCGGAAACAGGGAGCAGGAGGTAGCGTTTATAAGTAAAGGCTTGAAAGCGTTAGCAAAAGAGTTAGACATACCTATTATTGCATTAAGTCAGTTGAATAGGTCTGTTGAAACCAGAGGCAATGATAAAAAGCCAATGTTAAGCGATTTACGAGAGTCTGGTGCTATTGAGCAAGATGCGGACATGGTTATATTTTGTTATCGCCCAGAGTACTATGGAATACAAGACTATGAGGTTGGTGGCGAAATTATGGCAACAAATGGCTTAATGTGCC